TCGTCATCATCGTCGTCATCATCGTCGTTTATTTTGTCTAATTCAATATCAGACTCATCTCCACTTTGTTCATTTTCGATATCTTCATTATTTGTTTTCTCTTTTGTTAGTTCATTAAAATCAGTGAAATCACTCATACTAATATAAAGTTATACTATTTAAATAATAAAAATAATATTTCAATTTTATTTTAAGATAATATACATTTATCTTAAAATAATATAATTGTAGCTTTCTATTACTTAGTATCTGTTTTCCAAACATTTTCACAGTGACAACACATGTATATAAATTTTTTATTAGAATCATCGTATCTAATATATATAATATCAGGTTCAACATTATCATCACCCTTTTTGTTTGAAATACATTCATCATTTATACATAATACATTTTGTACTTTTGGTAATGTAGGGTCAAGTTTTGTATATTCATTTATAATGTGGTTAAAATTTTGTGTAGTTTCGCGATAATTAACTGACGATACACATATATTTTCTTTAGAAAGAGCATGATTTTCATTTCCACAATTTTTACAGTAATAGATAATAGAATCTTGTGAATCTTCATTTAATCTAATGTAAAACATATTTTGGCATTTATCACAAAAGTGCATAACTATATTGTATACGAGTATTTATATTTGTTTATTTTCAATTTTATTATTAATATTATTAATATTGTAAATGTTTATTTAACCTAAAGATAAATTTTTAATTTTTTTTTTCAAGGAGGAAGCTTCAGTTTTATTTATTTTCGACGACATCTTGTATATATGTGTTATTATTTCTCCTTTACTGTTTCTATATGTGCTTTCATTTGCTATTTTAAGTATAGAATCGATGTTATCTATAATCCTTTTTTTATTTTCCTTAAAATGCTTTATACATGGTTCATTAAATAATGAATAAGGTTCAATATTATTATTAATTTTATCAAGAATATTCAGGATACATACATCATTATTTTTATACGAAATAATTATATTATACGGTATTATTTCACTATTTGATTCGGTAATACCTGGTTCATTCAAAAGAGGGTTTTCGTTTAATACGGTGCATAATGTTAATAGTACGCTTGCTATTGATTGACATGATGTCCATTGGTCTCCTTTCCACGTATTTAATAATGATATACAAACCTTTCCATTCCTATATAAATTTGGATTAAATCTTATATTATCACCATTCGATAAAAATGTAAGGACAGGTGGGCTATGTGGATAATCGTATGGGAAATTAAATTCAAAAAAATAAAACCCATCCTGATATGGTGTATCTGTAGGTCCTATTATCATAGCATATCCTTTAAATATATTTTCCATGTTATGTTCATAATATATTCCATTTTCATGCAATGGATTTTTCATAATATTTTTTATATCTCTTGATATACGTTTTATAGTTTCTTGTGTTATTACTGGCTGGATATTCTGTGAGACACTCATATAATATAGATTTATGTTGAAGTTTTAAATATATATATAATTTCAATTATATTATATATATGTTTAACGTAAATAACTTATTATAAAAATATCCTTATCATAATGAGTATCACTTTAAATATTTTTAATATTATACATAATAATTAATGATTAAAATTGATATGAAAAAATGTGATTATAGTATACACAAATGAAAAAAGGTAAAATGACGCCTACCCAAATGGCAAAACAATATTATGATTTTATGAATTCACATCGTGTGACAGATAAGAAATTACCACATACACATACTCGTATTCCAAGTAAGTCTGGAAATCGTAATTTATGTGGTGGTAAATTTAATATTCCTCACGACGAGTTAGATAGATTTTATGAATTATATTACAATCACGTGTTTGTAAATAAAAATGAAGAACATCTAACAGAGGTTCAATTAAAAAATGATACATCTCCAATATTAATAGATCTTGATCTTAGATATGATATTGAAATTACAGAGCGACCAGCACAACATAATGAAGAATTTAAATTGACTATGATTGAAATTTACATGAATAATCTTAAGAAAATACTTGATTTTAAAACAGATGTTGTTATACCGGTATATATTTTTGAAAAGCCTAATGTAAATATTGATACAGAAAATTCACGAACAAAAGACGGAGTTCATATGATAATTGGTGTTCAACTTTGTCACAAATATCAAGAAGAATTAAGAAAAATGATATTGAATGATATTCGAGATAATGAATATACTGAATTAACTGAACTACCTATAACTAACTCGTGGGATACTGTATTGGATGAAACAATATCAAGAGGAAGCACAAATTGGCAATTATATGGTTCAAATAAGCCATCCAATCAAAAATATAATCTTGAAAGAATAATAAATCTTACCTATGAAGATGATTGTGAGTTTAGTTTTGATTATGATGTAGATGTTCCTACTTCTGTTCAAGAAAAACGAGATTTATTCAATAGGTTATGTGCTCAATATTGTGGAAATCCTTTCTTTGAACCGAATGAAGATTTTGTTCGTTCACTTGAAAAGAATTCTGGTGGTGGTTTACCACGAAAAAATAGACGAGTTCGACCAAGTAATAGTGATAAATTAATATTATCAAAAAATGGTGATTATTCAGAAGTGACATGTGAAAAAGACCTTGACGATCTTATTAATGATTTTATATCTTCAACAACTGATTCTACTTCAAGTGAATATAGTTTTAGAGATATTTATATGTATGTTATGATTTTACCTGAGGAATATTACACAGACCGCAATAAATGGATTGAAGTTGGGTGGGCTTTGAAAAATGTTGATTTTCGCATGTTCACCGTATTTATGAAATTTAGCTGTCAATGGAGTGAATTCTCGTTTAGTGATATTCCTGATTTGTTTGATGAGTGGCAAAAATATGAAATAGGAGAGGATTGTTTAACAAAGGGTTCTATTGTGTATTGGGCTCGTGAATATTGGAATAATAAGTGTCGTGAAGATCCAGATATAGAAAATAAATGGGATGAAATCTATCGAAGTTCTATTGATTATTACGTTCATAGAAGTATTGAAGAACCTGAGGATTATAATTTTGCGATGGTTCTTTTCAAGATGTATGGTGATCGATATAAATGTGCTGATATTTCACACAATATATGGTATGAATTTATAAATAATAGATGGGTTGAAACAAATAATGCTACAACCTTATATATCGCTATTTCAACAAAGCAATATGAGCTTTATAATACGAAACTTGTTCCTATGGTTACAAAACTTCAATCAATAGAAGATGAAGATGATCCCGAATGGAATGATACTAAACGTATTATAGGGACTCTCCGTAAAATATGTGATAAAATGAAAAACTGCACATCAAAAGAAAAAATACTTAAGGAGGCAAAACATTTATTTTATGATAAAGATTTTTACAATTTACTTGATATGAACCCTTATATATTTGGTTTTAAAAATGGTGTTGTTGATTTTACAACAAATAAATTTCGTCAAGGCACAAAGGATGATTATCTATCAAAAAGTTGTAATTTAAAATTTATACCAAAGGAACAATGGGACCCTATTATTGTTGGTCATATTAATCAATATATGGACCAATTATTTCCTGAAAAGGAGCTTTGTAAATATATGTGGGAATATATAGGTTCAATACCTTTAGGAAAAGATCATAACCAAACATTTAATAACTTTTATGGTAAGGGACAAAACGGTAAATCAAAATTTATTGAAATATTGGGTTGTTTACTGGGAGATTATTATGAGATTATTCCAGAAGCATATGTAACTGGAAAGAGATCAAGTGTCGAAGGAACACAATCATCTATTGCTAAATTAAAAGGAGTGAGGTTAGCTTGTATTAATGAGCCATCAGAAGGCGACTCGTTGAATGAAGGTATTATGAAAGAACTCACAGGTGGTGATGAAATTGTAGCAAGACAGCTTCATAAAGAGGCAATTCGGTTTAAACCACAATTCAAGTTAGCAGTAGCAACAAATCATTTATTCAAAATTAAGTCACAAGATGACGGCACGTGGAGAAGATTTAGAATTATTCCTTTTGCTACTCGATTTGTTGTTGAAAAATTACTTGGTGTAAAGTATTCATGGGAAGATAATCCATATCAGTTTTGTATTGATTATCAACTTGATGCTAAGTTAGCCAGTAAAAATTTCAAGGATACATTTATCTCCATGATTGTTGATAAAACATTTCAAACAGGTGGTGTTGTTGAAGATGTTCCTATTGTTATGAAAGAGACAGATAAATATAGAAACGGAGAGGATTTCTTTGCTAACTTCATATCGGATAAAATTGTTTACGAAGAGGGTTCTGGCAATACGGTAAAAAAGAATGAACTTCATGCTGAATTTCAAGAATGGTTTAAACAGAATATTGGTGGAAGACCGCCAAGTTCATCTAAATTATATAATATTTTGGATAACAAATACGGACCCCATAATAGGAAGACCGGATGGAGAAATATTAAGATCGTATATGATGATGATGATGAGGATGATATGATGTAATTTAAATTAATTATTAATAATATTTTAAATATAAAAAATATTATAAACAACCAAAAACTTATATAGTAATTATAAATATTTCATAATTTTTTTATATATTTCAGGTAATCCAAAAATGTTAATATATTGTGAATTTGATTTATGACCCCCTGAAATAAATTTATATTGAGATAAAAACATTAAAAAATGTCTTCTTCTATAATATCTCGCATGTTTTCTACATAAATCATATACAACTATTTTTAATTCAATATTGCGTATATAATCCAGAGCTGATTTATCATTAGAATCTCTTCTAACAATATCAGCTCCCTTTTTTGATAAAAGCTTTAAAATTTTATCATAACCAGCTCTAAGATTTCTCGCAGCGTAATGCATAGGTGTATTATTGAAAACATCGACTTGATTTAAATCACAACGATTTGATATATAATCTATAACATTATAAGATCTTTTTTGTTTTAAAGCATGTACTAATAAATTTTGTTTTCTTGAATCAAGTATATTAAAATCACATTTTCTTATAAATATTATTTTTAATAAAAAAAGACTACACATCTTCGCTGCGTTAAAATAAGAATTTTTATCTGGTATTATACCATTTTTTATAAAAAAATCACACAATTCATCATTATTATTCATAGTACAATAATAAAATGGGGTGTAGTCTTCCATATTAAATTCATTAGCACATTTACTATTGAATAATGTCTTAGCAACATTTGTTCTATTATACAAACATGCTATATGTAAAAGGTTATTCCCTGTAGAATTTCGAATACGATCACATATTCCAGGATGACTATTAATAATAGCTATAGCATTATTACATTTTTTTTGCTTTATCAACGAAACTATTTTATTATACGCATTTATATCTTTCATCATATACAATAACCGTGTGAATATAAAAGTAACAAATTTATATATTTTTCATTTTTTCTTCGTAAACCTTTTTAATAGATTCCGCGAGCGATTTTGACCACTTTTCCGGATTATAAAGACGATTTGCTTCTTTATAAGCATTTTCAGCAATAAAATTTCTTCTTTTTTCACAACATAATTCTTTTAAAGCCCAATACCAACTATTTTCATCAAAAACACCATATCCATTATCAGGATCAGCAAGCATGTGCATATTTGACGGTGTAATATCAGCCACAACAGGTATTCCAAGATTAAAAAAAACAAGAGCTCTACCAATATTTGATTTATTTTTAAATCTTATTTTCATATCCGTATTATATTTACCAAGTGTAATGTTAGCCTTCAAATTATTTGAATGTTCTATTTCACTTATATTAGGAACAACACCAATATCAAATTGTTGAATTTCTCTTGTTACTGTTTCATATTTCCATCTTTTAAATTCCATTTCAACACCTTCTGGTCGTCCTTCTTTCCATTCTGTATCATTTTGACATACATACACAAATTTTATTTTTCTTTCTTTTGATAGACGTTCAAGTGCTCCTTTTAAACCACATACACTATGATTTAAATGATTTTGATTTCCATGATAACCTATTATTAATGGTTTATCTTCAGGTATAGGTTGATGTATTTTTATTGGAATATTAATATACATCTTTTCTATTTGAGGAAATAAAAAGACATTTTTGTTATATTTCATCATAGAACACTTTTCTTCAATTGAACCTACAATAATAAAATCTACAATTTTTAAAACAGACACATTATCACAAGAAGGCGTTATTATACCGTTAACTTTATCGAGATTTCGAAATTTTGTTGTTAATTTATCATGTATTAATATGTCATATTTATTAGGATCTCCACCTATAACACTTGTATAACCCAACTTTCTAAAATATTCACTTAAATTTTGTATGTGAATTCTATAACTACCCCGATTACTTGTTCCACATCCATAAAATGAAATTAACATATAATATAAGTATTATTTATTTTTTGTCATTATACTAAATTATACGTTTGTACTAAAATATTTAAATACGAATTAAAAATATTATAATGACACGGGGATTTGTCTATATAGCAAGTAATAATGCTGGTGGAATAAGAGGAACTGACTACGTAAAGGAGGCTATTTTTTCAGCAACAAGTTTAAAAAAAATCCACCCTAACGCACAAATAACACTTTTTACAAATAAAGAATATCCTAATTTGGGTATCTTTAATAAAATAGAGATTGTTGACATTAAGTTGAGATCAAAACAAGACATATTACATATGTCTCCTTATGATAATACTATATATATTGATACTGACACATACATTAATGATAATGTAGAAGAACTATTTGACCTTTTTGAAAAGTTTGAATTGTTTGCAACTCATGATTATGCAAGAAAACGAAACTTTCCAATACCAGAATATATGGCAATACCAGTTTCATTTAGTGAATTAAATGGAGGTGTATTTGGATTTAAAAAGTGTGATAATTTTAATAAATTAATAGAACTATGGAAGCATTATTTTCATAAGTATCAAAAAGTAACACCATGGGATCAACCTTCATTTAGGATAGCCTGTTGGGAATCAGGAATTAAATTATATGTTGTTCCATATGAATATAACAGAAGAGGAAGACACGCAAAACAAAAAGGATTGGATGCTGTTAAAAAAGGTGATAAAAGATTCCCTAGAAATCATTTAAATACACGAATTTATCATGCTCATAACTTAGAAGGAAAAAGTATAGAATATATGGATAATAATTCACAAGAAATATAAGAATAAATAAGATATAAAATAATAATAATGATTATTATATGAATAATAATCTTTTTTTGATTTGTATGATGAAAGATGATGAACCAAAATTATTACATCACTGGTTAAAATATTATTTTGATTTTTTAAAAATACC